GAAAACCGAGACGGTGAATTTATGGGACTGAACATGGAAAAAATCACGACGTTTATCGCCTACTGGCTGGCCGTGGGGCTGGCGTATTTCGGGGCGATGTCGCCCGAGAAAATGGCGCTGTACGTTGGTAGTGGTTGCGCCATTTTTACCGCGCTGACAAATCTGTGGTTTAAGCGCAAAACGTTCCGCTATCTGCAATCCCTCGGGCTGGATAAGGGGGCAATCCGTGAGCTCAATCATTAAGCGCTGCAGTGTGGCCGCCGTGCTGGCGCTGGCCGCGCTGATGCCTGACTTTCGTCTGCTTAACACCTCGCCCGAGGGGTTGGCTTTACTCGCTGACCTCGAAGGGTGTCGCCTGACACCCTACCAGTGCAGCGCGGGCGTGTGGACGTCAGGCATCGGCCATACTACCGGTGTCACCTCGAAAGGAGATATCACCGAGCGACAGGTGGCGTCAAACCTTGTCGCCGATGTGCTGAACACCGAGCAACGGCTCGCGGTGTGTGTGCCGGTGAAAATGCCTGCACCTGTGTATGACGCGCTGGTCAGTTTCGCCTTTAACGTCGGCACCGGCGCGGCCTGTCGCTCGACGCTGGTCTCGTTTATCAAGCGTCAGCAGTGGTCTCAGGCGTGCGACCAGCTCACCCGCTGGGTGTATGTGGACGGCGTCAGAAACAAAGGGCTGGAAAACCGCCGCGCGCGGGAACGGGCTTATTGCGTAAAGGGGATGCCATGAAAGTGCTGATGATTGTGCTGGCCGGTCTGCTCGCCGTGGTGCTGTGGCTGCGCTATGACAACGCGGCTTTATCGCGCTCTTTTGAGCGAGCGAACCGGGTCGCCAGCGAGCAAAAGACGACAATCGGGATGCTGAAAAATCAGCTTGCCGTGTCGCAACGTATTGCCAGGACGAATGAGGCCGCGCAGCTCAGGCTCAGTGACGAACTGACCGCTGCCGGTGAACTGGCGGTGAGACGGGAACACACCATCACGAGGTTGCTGAATGAAAACGAGGAATTACGCCGCTGGTACATTGCTGAGTTGCCTGATGCTGTGCGCCGGTTGCACACCCGAAAGGCCTGCGCCTCCGCCGGTCATTGTTTACAACGCCTGCCCGAAGGTGAGCCTGTGCCCGATGCCGGGAAGCGAACCCACAACTAACGGCGACCTGAGTACCGATATCCGCAGGCTGGAGCACGCGCTCGCGGCTTGTGCGCTCAAGGTCGAAACCATCAAAGGCTGTCAGGACAACACCGATGCAGAAAATGAAAAGCCTGCGCAAGGCGCTCACTGATGCCGTACCGCAGTTAAAAAACAACCCCGAAATGATGCGCATCTTTGCCGACGAGGGGAATATCGATGCGCGTCTGGCTGCGTCGTTGTCGCATGAAAAGATTTACACCCTGAACGTGATCGTGTGTGATTTTGTCGGCGACCCTGATTTGATATTCGTGCCGGTGGCCGCGTGGCTTCGTGAGAATCAGCCGGACATCTGCACGCTTGATGAGGGGCGTAAAAAAGGCTACCGGTTTCAGATGGATTTGAACGACGGGGACAACGTCGATATCAGTATCAGTCTGCAACTCACCGAGCGCACGCTCGTCAGGGATGAAAACGGCGCGCTGCACGTCAGCTATGCGCCTGAGCCACCTTTGCCCGAGCCGGTGACGCGACCGACTGAGCTGTATATCAATGGCGAGCTGGTGAGTAAGTGGGATGAGTGACTTTAAACCCTTCGACGATAAGCTGGCCGGGCTGATTGGTGCGCTGTCACCGGCGGGACGGCGCAAGCTCGCCGCTGAGATTGCGAAGGAACTGCGCAGATCGCAACAGCAACGCATCAAGCAGCAAAAAGCGCCAGATGGAACGCCGTATCAGGCGAGGAAGCGCCAGCCACTCAGGGCAAAGAATGGGCGCATTAAACGGGCGATGTTTCAGAAGCTGCGCACGGCTCGTTATATGAAAGCCAGTGGCCGCAATGATGCTGCCGTGGTGGAGTTCACCGGCAAAGTGCAGCGTATCGCGCGGGTTCATCAGTACGGACTCAAAGACCGGCCAATCCCTCAAGTCAACGAAGTTTTATACCCAAAACGCGAGTTGCTAGGACTTTGCAATATGGATATTTCGAGGGTTGTTGCTATATTATTGAACGAATTAAAGTAGCGAATGTTTAACCCCTCTCATCAGAGAGGGGGGATGTTATTTATTTTTGTTTTTAAATACTACATATAATGTTAAGGCGAATCCCAATGCGGACATTATAAGTGGTGCGAAGGTGAATATTGCATCTTTGTTTGATATCAGATTGTGGAGCATTCCATTCGTCAGAAATGGATAAAACAAGCCCATAAACCCTATGATTACACCATATATAATTAGCACTCTATCTTTTGAGCTATAGAACTGCAATTTCTTCTCAAAGCGTTCATTTCCTAATGGGGAAACTCTTGATGTATTGATTTGAGGAGAAAGTTCCATTTTATTACATAAAGTATTCCAAGCTTTAGATAAAGAGAATTTATACAGGGTTTTGCTGATGTCGTCCCAAAAAGACTCCCCACCAAAACTACGCATTACATCCATATCAAATGGTATTTTTCCCAAGTGAATTACAGACTCGCTTGTGATATCCTGTGGCAAACCACGAGTTTTATTCACCAACCTAAATATCGGATTATCAGAATCTTGTTTCATTTGATTAATGAGGTTTTCTGAAGTAATTTTAGAAATGTTGTCCTCTTCTTCAATACAGATAGTGATATCACTATGATAGTGGCTGGCATAGATAAGTTCATCATATCCTGCGCGACTATCCAGGAAAACATAATCGTATTTTTCAGGTATCATAGATATTAATCTAGAGATAAGCATGCTTGCTTCTACTTTATCATCTGGCATTAGATCTGAAAATGTTAAAATCTCATCAACTCTTGGAACTGAAGGGATAACATCAAAAGATCTGTATCGCGATATAGATAATTTATTTTTACCTGAAGTCTCGGGGTCACCTTTTGTCATGAAGAACTCAGAAATAGAGAGTTCGTCTTCTTTGCAAAGTTGAACCTTTTCTTTTTTATGATAATATAAAAGTGAGGTTAGTCCGCGTACAAAAACATCAAGATCTATCACCAATACCGAGCAGTCTTCATTTCCAAGCATTTCAGCCAATACTGCAGTAAGTAGTGTCTTCCCTGTACCACCTTTACCGCTAACAATGTTAATTATTTTCATTGTGCCTTCTTAAGTAAAGTTATGATGAAAAAAATCACACCTTGGATAAACAGAGAGACCATTACTATAGAATATGATAAGTCCAAGAGTAGTGCGTAATCAACGGTAATTCTGTCATTTTTTAGACAGTAAAAAGGAGCCCCAACAATAGTAAACCATAAGACACCTAAAGTGACCTTTCCAGTATGACCATCAAAAAAACCTTTGGAGTTCTCCTTTTTTTGACAATAAGTGAATACAACATACGCCCATAAATGTCCTGAGACCCATGAGAAGAAAAAGAACGCTATTGCCTGAGGTGTGGCGAGAATATACTCAAACCCCTTTTTTATGACTTCATTTGCACCATTTTCCACCAATTGTTTCTCTTGTAGATCGCTTGTGATAATAAAATATCATCATCATTGAAGAAAATAAATTGCTTTGAATATGATGGATAGCGTTTTTTCTTGATGTTGTTCTAGCTACAGCAAAAGCGTTGGTAATTGCTGGCAACACAATTTTCTTACATCCTTTCCCCATGAACAATCTAACTTCTCTGCAGGACATCGCCCGGGCGATCCGCAACCTCATCCGCACCGGCATCGTGACCGACGTCGACCCTGTCGAAGGGCTTTGTCGTGTCCAGACCGGAGGAATGCAAACCACCTGGCTTAACTGGCTGACCTCACGCGCCGGTCGCTCGCGGGTGTGGTGGGCTCCATCCGTTGGCGAGCAGGTGCTGATTCTGGCTATCGGTGGTGAGCTCGATACGGCCTTTGTGCTGCCCTCCATTTTTTCTGATGACCATCCCGCACCGTCTGCCTCGCCTGATGCGCTTCATATTGCCTTTCCTGACGGGGCGGTTATCGAGTACGAACCCGACAGCGGGTCGCTCACCGTGTCAGGCATCAAAACCGCCGATGTCACCGCGTCTGAATCTATTACCGCCACCGTGCCGGTGGTGCTGGTGAAAGCCTCGACCCGCATCACCCTCGATACACCCGAGGTGGTCTGTACCAACACGCTCATCACCGGCTCACTCGAAGTGCAGAAGGGCGGGACGATGAAAGGCGATATCACGCACAGCGGCGGGAAATTTATCTCTAACGGCGTGCAGGCGGATGACCATGCACACGGCAATGTGCAGAGCGGCGGGAGCTGGACGAAGGAGACCAAATGACAGTGCGCTATCTTGGAATGAACAGCCAAACCGGACTCAGTATTTCTGAGGCCGACCATATCAGGCAAAGCGTGCGCGACATTCTGGTCACGCCGGTTGGCTCACGCGTCATGCGACGTGAGTACGGATCCTTGTTGTCAGCATTGATTGACCAGCCGCAGACCCCGGCGTTGCGCCTGCAGATTATGGCTGCGTGCTACTCCGCGATTCAGAAGTGGGAACCTCGTGTGAGT